CCGTCTTTAATATTAATAGCATCTGTTAACATTCTGTACTGCGATAAATATGTTTTAAGATTTCTTTTTGCAGCATTAGTCATTGTAGTAAGATTACCTTCATTATTATACGTTAAGGTATAAAGATTTACTGCTAAAGGATTATCAACACTCTTCTCACTATCAATCATTTGCTCATCACCAGCTACATAAGCTTTAGCTACACTACCAAATTTAGAAGGTAAAGAAAGAGATCTAATAATATAATCTTCTTTTGTAACCATTCTGTTTTGTGTAGTATGGTATGCTAATGTATTCTGTCTAACTTGCTCTACTGTTTCTGCACCTTTACCACCGGACGCAGCTATAAGATTATTACACGTAATAGAATTTTCTACTGCCGTTCTTGTATTTGAAATAAGATTTACATCTGATCTAAATGTAACATTTTTAGAGTTAATTGTATTAATAGTATTAGACTGTACATTAGCGTCCAAGCCGTAACCAGTAATATAAGAAACATTTAATGTTGTATTAGCAGGTGCTAGTCCATAAGTATTAGTATATAGAAAATTAGATGGATCGAAAGCTTTGTTTAGTATACCATCTGATTGATCACCAAATGGTGCACCAACATTACTAGGATTAGGAATAATAGATTCGTCAGGATCATTAGAAATACCTGCTCCAAATCTTAATTGCAATTTATCATTTGCAGTTACTCTAGTTGCAAAGCGACGATTTACTTTTTTAAGCTTAAGAATATATGGTACGTCACCTTGATCAGCTGCTAGCTCTGGATCGTTAGCTTCAGAATTAACAAATTCATCAAATATTGTCTCTTGACCTAAAAATGGTACTTCATTCCAATCATTACTATCATCATCTGTTACAGATACTATTGATTGAATATCATCATCTGGTAATGTAAGTGATAAATATTCTCGCGAAGCACCTACATTAAATGAATATGTTTTACGTTGACCACTAATAGCTGGCACTTTTTTAGATAATAAATAAAATTCAGGATTACCATTTGCATCAAAATTAAATACATCAATGGTAGTAGGGTCGTTTGATGATGAAGTATTAAAATCTACACTCTCAATAGTTCTAAAATTAATACTACCTGCTGTAGTAGCTTCTAGACCTTTTTCTATTCTTGGAGCATATTCAAAATCTGGTTTAACGTTTGCACCTACACCTGTACTAGGTATTTTTATATAAACTGTTAGCTCAGTTAAAGATGGTGTTGATATATTAGGTTTATAGCCAAATGCTTGAGCTAAAGAATAGATATTTTTCTTTTCTTGAGCTTTATGAAGCATTGATTCTTTAAGTGAATAATCAGTATAATAAGATAATACATCACCTACATACGCTGACATCTCTAAAAACATTGTCGATGGCGATGCTGATGAGAAGTCTTTTACTGTATTTGGAAAGTAGTTTTTAGCTAACTCTACTAAACTAGACTTTAAATCACTAAAATCTCTATCTGTATATTTTACATCTCTATAAGCCATTATATAATTACCTCTAAATCTAAATCTTCTGGAGTTACAAAACCGTTTACCGAATAATTAATTGAAATGAATGCTAAATTATCATCTGGTTTAAAATCGATAGCAACTTCATTAATAGTTACAAACGGCATAAATCTTTGTACTGCATCTGTAATTGTTTGAAAAACTCTATCTTGAAACAACTCTTCATCAACAGTTGGTTCGAATAATAACCTATACAAATCAGATCCAAATTCAGGATTATAAACTCGCTCACCTTTCATAGTAAGTATTAAGTTTTTAAGATTAGTATGTATTTGTTTTATGGTTGTAAAGTTCAACGATCCTTGATCAACATTAATAGGTAGTTGTAAACCAATACCTCTATCTGATAAAGCTTCTTCTATAAAATTTTGTTGAACTATTCTTGCCATTACTTAAATCTTTTTACTAATTCTGAATAATTTCTAGTTATTGCTTTTGTTACTGATTCATCTACAGTATTAGGATCAACCGGCACTCCGTTTAAATTTGCCATTACAGGTGCTTTTTGAGCAGGACCAAATCCTGATTGCATTGCTGCAAAGCCTGCTCTAGCTTGACTTGCATCAAAATTACCTACTGTTTTCCATTCTTCCTGTTCACTAATAGTGCTATTTAATGCTTCATTTAAAGATGCATTACTTGTAAATTGTTGCTCCTGCACTTTAGTATGTGCTCGAGCTGTCTTGTTCTCGTTAATAAAACTAGTTAATGACTTCTTAACTTCTTTACGAACTTCTTCTTTAACTATGTTTCTTATAACTTGAGCTAATTTCTTTGAATTCATACGTACTCCTGGTATATATTATAAATATATTAAACTATTACTTTTGCTCTAATAAAGCAATATTTTGCTCAATAGTGTTTAAAGTTCCTTCATATTGAGCGACTTTCGATACTGTATTAGTAAAATCCGGCACACGTGTACTTAGTGCTGATAATCCTACTCCTGGTACAGTAAATTGTTGCTGCGCGCAAATAGTAGCTAACTGTCTTACTTCTGCAGCTATATTTTTAGTTTCTGTAATCAGATCTCGTAGATTATTTAATACTTCATCTACATCATGATTCCAGTTCTGTGTTGAAAAATAAACATTCTCTGCTGTTGATAAAATAATATCATCAGATCTTGATCCTATAACAATCCTATCACTATATAAAATAGCTTGACCGTAATCATACCTATCTTTAGTTTGAGCTATAGATTGCGGTAAATCAGATTTCAATGGTAAGTTTATATATTGATCAGATGTAAGATATAAAGACGACATGTCAGTTTCCATATCTTCTATAGGTAAGTAACCTGTTCTAAGAATGCTAATAGGGGTAGTCTCGTTACGCGAACCTTTATTCCATGGAGTTTTAGTTAACGGATTAGAGTGAGACATTCTTAATGATTGACCAAACCTTCCTTGTACTACTACATCACCTTCTATGACATCTATAGCACGAGCAGAATTTGGATGTGATTTAAAAAACTTACCTGTATATGGTCTATTAGTACCTTTAACAAACGTAATTCTATCTGCTTTTGGTATATGATTTATTAAGCCGTCAGAAGCTAATACCCCTACATAATACCAACTACCATCATTAGAGTCTTGTATACAAAATACCTTTTCATTAGGAACAGGACAAACCATATTATGCGGAGATAGTGGTTGTGCATCAATAGTTTTAGTTGAGTTATCATCTCTACTAATCTGAACTAATATGTTACCTAGCGATCTATTACCTTCACCATGAACTACTGATACAACATCACCTACTGCTGTACGAGTAATGCTTACAGTTCGCTCTCTATTACGAGGTGTTAATCCTAAATCAGGTAAGCTTTCATTATCAGAAAATTTAGTCATCTTTAACCACTACCTTATCTAACTCTTTCATTAGCTGTTCTTTTTCTTCTTCAGTTAAAAAAGAATTATCGTCACCTGCACTGTTACGTGTTTATGCGCGCTGAACTATAGCAGCCATCTTAATAAGTGCTTCATCGTTCTTTACAGCTATTTCCATATAATCTTTAATCAATGGAACTATAATAACAGCATCACCAACATTCTTTATAAATGGTTTAAGTTCAGTTATAAGAATTTGGATCTGCTGCTCTTTCTTTTTAGAGTTTTTGTATATATCCTCTAATAAGCCTTCAAAGGTTTTACCTTTAAATATTTCACTCTTGTTCTCTTCCATCAATAATAAATATACCTAACCATATGTTTCTCTGTATACTTCATATAATCTAACATATTCTTTTTTAAGTATATTTACAACCCGGGTTATGTATTGAGTTTTTACATCAATCATTTCCCTAACCATTATATACAAAGCTTTCTTATTATAGTTCTCTATATTTTCAGCATTACTAAAGATTTCTAATAACGCATATGCAATAGGTAAATCTCTTTTATACTTAATAATATCATCTATATTATCATAACAATGTGATAGAAATAATATATAAAAATCTTGCAGTTCGCTTCTACGTTCTCCTTCAACAACTTCATTAACAATATTTCTATCATTATCGATCTCCATTACTGCTGCTTTAGATTTTTTTCTATTATAATGCTTATAGTTATTTTGAATAAGATAATTTTTAGCTACTATACTAAAATAAGAAAACGCTTTACCTTTATCCTGAGTATACTTAGGAAGCTTCTCTAATATAAAGCATATAACCTCATACTGTACATCTGTGGTAGTTGTATCGAAATGATAAAACTTATATCGGTGAACTAGACTTTCAGTCATCTTTAATAACGGCTTATGAATATATTCTTCATATACTTTATTACGGAGCTCTACATTTGTCTCTTCATTATAAGCAATAATAGCGTTTTCAGTATCCTGATTAAAATAAAGTTTATTTTTTCTCGGTCTACCTCTCTTAGGCTTTGAAGTATCTATTACTTTATTTTTCTGCTCTTCAATGTATTCATAAAATTTTAGTACAGGACTATTCTTCATCGCTCTCCAATCCATACGCTCTGTTTGCTTGGTCAATTGCTTCTTTAATTCCATCAAATATAACTCCTACTTCATCGTCTTTTTCGAAAATTTGCTTACTATCAATCTCATATATTTCATCTTTAAGTTGACGAAGTCTTGAAAATAAAACTAAATAATTAGATGATAATGATTCTAATTCATCATCGACAGCTTCAAGTTTACGAAGTAAGTTAACTATTATAAAGCCACATATACTACATATTAAAGCTAGTATTATATAAAAATAAATCTCACTCATTATTCTTCCTCAAAAAGTTTACTAAAAATATCCGTAGCAGAATCAGATGCTCCTGATACCGTCTTATTCTTTACTGTATTACGTGTAACCTTTTTAACTTCTTTAACTTGCGTACTGGAATCATTCTTCCATCTTTCATACTCTATCTGACTAGCCATATGATCTGCATGATGCAGTATAATCGGTAAGTTAACTCTCAATCTCGATTCTGGTCTAATAGCTCTAAAATAAGGTACATTACCATCGTCGTATAACCCATCGTGTAACTTAATACCCATAAATTCGTTTTGACTTATCTTTATATCAAACTCTTGTAATAATAAAATCGATCTATCAGGTACCGACATGAAAGAAATATTAGGATTAAACTCATAGAGCTTACCTTGATTCTTTCTATGCCAGTCTGAAGGGTTAGGTTGATACATCGCATATTCTTTGTCACCAACCTTACCTAAATCGTGATTAAGTGCTACAAATATAAGCTCTTCTCTAGTATAACCATTACAGTCAGATCCTAGTCTATTCCAAGTCTCATATAATTCACTAGCAATCGTTATTACTCTAATAACATGATCAACATATCCTCCTGCAAAGCAATTATGATAATGCTCAAAGCTAGAAGCAGGCATTAACATCATACGTTCTTCAAAATAAGAATACATATCAGCTAATTTATGTTTACGGTCACCATCGAATTCTTTATCAATGATATCCATTAATGTCAGCCAGTTATCGGCTATTTGTGTTTCATCTAAATGCATAGTACTTTTGTTTATAATATAAGAAAAAAAGATCTAAGAAGCAACTATTTAACGACTTTAAGTAATTTGTTAATCTGTACTTGAATTGCTTTCTTATCTTTTTTAAATTTTAGTTTAGTCATTTTTTTCTTAAGTTTATTGATCTCAACTAACGCATCGTGTTGAATTTTTTCTTTCTCACGTTTAGTTAGTCTTTTAACTGGATCTTTTTTCTTTATGACTGTTGGTTTAAGCTTACCTTTAAGTTTAGGTTGCTCAACACCTTTATGAAAAACTGTACCGTCTTTATCGACATACTCTTTCATAAACTTCCACCCACGAGGTCTACCTGTAGGCTTATAACCAGTTTTAAATTGAAAAGGAAATTCTTTCTCAAAACCTTCTCTAACACATATACAACATACTGTTGATTTAGTATCGTTTGATACTTCTGTAAATTGACCGCACACTTTACACTCCATAAAGCGCTTGCCATTCTCTATGTATTCATCGTATATAACTTTTTCTTTCTTCATATTATTAAATATATAGTAAATAAGAAAAACACAGGCAGTGTTAATTTACTTAATTGTTACTTGTTTAGGTTTAGACTCCTCAGCCATGTTAATACCAATAGTTAATAATCCGTTTTTCATATTAGCTGTTATAGTTGATAAATCAAACTTTGCACTAATCTTCCATCCAAGATTAAAACTCTTACGAGTTATACCTTTATGAATAATAGTACCAGCATCTATATCTGACGAATTGTGCTCGACTGTTGGTTTGTTGTAGATAACCCTTAAGGTGTTACCTTCAGTTGTAATTGATAAATCACTCTTCTCAAGACCTACACACGCTATATCAAAATATAGCTTATCTTCTCTTACATAAACATCAACCGGATAATTAGGTTTCTGTTCTGCAAATGATTTGAAAGGTGTACTCTTTTCAAAAAAGTTTCTAAATAATAAATCTGTTGTTGAAAGCGGAAAGCTTTCGCTCATAATTGTTGTCATAAAAATCTCCTTAGATAATTTTTAACTGCCTGTGTTTACTTATTCATATTAAATACGTAACTATGTATTGTAACTTCACCATGTTTTTTTATTCTATGCTCATATTCATAGTCATTTGATAACAAAGTTCTTTTTAGAAATCTATCAAGTATATCTAAATTAGAAGAACTAATTGCTAAATAACCATCTATAATCTCAACCCGGGTTGAAATATTATTAGTATACATTGCATCATTATGTAATCGCTGTCCATCTGCAGCTTTGAGAACATAATAATCTATCTTATCTTCTGATAGAGTACTGAACCAGTCATGAAACTTAAATTCATCTTTATATAATTTACGATCATCTTCGTGTAACATATTCCATAACATGTTAGGATTAGATGATCTAAAATCTTCTAAATACTCTTCAAATCTATCTATATCAGCTGGATCAAGAGCTCTCATTAGCTCAATGATATTACCGATTTTATTAGCCTTAGGTAACAACTTAAAACTTTCAGATACTGACTCATAAAGCTCACCAATAGGTACGCCTAACTTATCAAACCCTTCATGAAAATCTTTAACCTCATCTTCTGTATATTCAAACATACCTTCAGTAAAGTCTGGATTGAATAGATCATTGCTTGATAATATATCAGATAGTTTTATTTGTTTTATACCGTTGTCTTTCATCATATATAAATATCGTTATGAGTTTATAATTTTACTAATAGCTACATGTTTGTTATAAATCTTATTTGCTCTATACAACGCTTCAGTCTTTACCTCTTGATCTAACGATGCATTGTAAATTTGTGCGCACTCGAAAACTTCTTTCTTATCGCTAACATACTCTTTATACGGGAAGTTGTTAGACTTAATCTCTCGAGCTTTCTTTATATTGCTCTCGATAACTTCATATAGCCTATTAAATTTTTCAACCCGGGTCAAATCTTCTACCTCACCAGTAGCAGCAGTAAGCATATTATCTATTGCTTTAATAATATTAACATTATCACCCTCTTCAGCTATCTTACGTAACGCATCAGAGTATTCAACTTTACGTAACATATCATCAGCTAAATGTTCTAACTTTTTCTTTTTATCCATAATATAGGTAGCCTAAATAATCTATTATCTATTATCAATTATTACAATAACTATTAATTATTATTCTTACTATAATTACTTATTGAACTAATAATATATAAGATAATAATTTTTTCTCAGAATAGCAACTATTTTGATAAAAAAAAGGGGCACAAGGCCCCTTCTCTTAAAAACCACTACTCGTGCGGCCTAAACGATTACCTACATTGTAAGTATGTTTAGCATCTGATAATGTCTCCATTATCTTATTAACTTCACTGAAAGTTAATTCAACACTCTTACCTCCAATTTCTAATGATCCGATAACTGGCTGAGTAGTATCTCCTATAGGACTTGCGCCCCATACATGTTCGAATCTAATACTCCCCCATACTTTACCGTACTTGTTAGGATTGAACTTCTTGTGTTGGTTGTGAACAGTTGGTCTGCTCTTCTTGAAACGATTTTTCATTCTATTTAAAATTAATTGGTTACTGTTTATTAATAATGTCTCTAATGTGAGAACATTTCTCATACTCTTCTACTTGTATAAAGTATTCGAGCATATTGTTTAGTAGTGTAGCTCTATCACCTTCTTCTTCTACTTTAAGAGATTCAACTCCATTCTCTACTAAATCATCATATAGATCTTCTATCATTCTACCGATGAGCTTCTGAGCTATCGCCTGAAGATCTTCTAATGTTACTTTTTTTCCGTTTATATACATATTACTTCTTTATTTCTTTTCTACTCTTCTCTATATATTCTTTAAGCCATAAATCAGTTGCACCTGACTCGATCTTTCTCATCAATATACTGGTGTGATCATCAGTTACTACTATACCATCTGCGTCGCAATAATTCTTTAGAGCATCGATACCACCTAAGTCATATCTACTAATTGCTTGCTCTATTGTAATCCATCTTTTGTGAAATCCCATAATCTCTGTCATCCTATTAGTTATTATACCCGTCAGTACTAAAATAAATATCAAAAGAAGTAAAGCCAATCATACCTTGCTCTACTACCGGTACCAAACCATTCTTATACAACCATCCATATTCTTGATGAATAGACCAGTTAGCTATATTATCTAAATCATATAACGTTTCAGTAACAATATCAGCTAACTCATACCCATTACCGAATCCATATCCGCAGATAGCTTTAGATATCTCCTGTAAATCTTCTTCACCTTTATCCATACCACCATCAGCAGCAACTAAACCAGCAGCTCGACGGAAAGCTTCTTCGATTGCATCTTTAATATTAGATTTCATTTCGATAGAAACTTTATCATTGTGAATATACATTTCATTTGAGAACGGTTTTGTGATTTCGATACCGTAACGAATTTCTTGGACTCTTGCCATGTGTGTAATGTTTTAATTAATATATCTAAATATACGAACTAGTTCGCAGACTAGCAACTATTTTCACAGTTATTTTAAAAAAAGTTTTTCTTTTAATCTCTTTACATGCTTACATTCGCTATACGATCTAAACATAGCAGCAGGGCAGCTGCATTTAAAATAGTTCTGAGGTATAGTTCTAGTGACGGTATAGTATGATAACTTACCAGTCTTTTTATTACGGGAGCCCATCTCTCTATAAGTCGCTATCATCTCTTTACACGGTATAAAGCTGAACCAAAACCACTACGTCTAGCTCTATCGTATCTCTTCATCTCCTCAGCAGCACTCTCATCCTTAATAACTTCGATCTCACTATAGGTAGTCTTACCAGTAATCACAGGACGTACATACCATGCGTTAGTAGTAGAACATTTAACGCAAACTTTAGTCTTAGGTAGAGCTTTTAATCTACCTGCAGGAATAATACCTGTACATTTAATACAATTCATATCTTATTTAGTTTTAAGTTTATAACTATACTGCCATCCACAATCATCATCTTCCCAACTCGACTCCTCTAAAGTAAATTTCTTACCATAGTTTTGATTTAATACTATCTGAACAAGTCTATGCTCAACCTTCTTCCAGTATCCAAACCTTAACTCAATATCTTTATTATCATCAATATTACAGATTGATAATCTCTCACTTCCAAACAAATTTTGGATCTCATTTAAAACTCTAACTTCTATATTCATATCTCTCAATTATTTATACCTAAATATAAGAACTTTTTTTCAGACTACCAACTACTTTAGGGGTTATTTTTAGGGGGCGCGGAGAAAAATATATGTGTGAGCGAAGCGAACGATTGCGCCGAAGATATTTATAAGTGATAGGAGGAAGTCATGAAAAAATTACTTCTAATCGTTACAACCTTACTACTTTATTTAAACACATCCGCACAGTTTGTTGAGCTACCACCCTTGCGTAATGGAGGTGATAAGATACTTCACTTCTCGGCATCGTACGTTATCTCGTATAATACATATAACTTTATGGAACCCAGATATGGTCATAAACGTGCTCTAATCTATTCTTCTATTGCTAGTTTAGTTGTAGGTATTGGTAAAGAGATATATGATGAGAGGTATAGTAAAGGGTGGGAGAAAGGGGATATGTATGCAAACGGTATCGGTATTACATTATTTATAATAGATAAGCGTAAGCCCTCACACAACATTCCGACATTCGAATAAGATGTTATATAAGTTATACTGCTAATAGGTATACGGTTACCATAATAACCACATACAATACTTTAGATATATCAGTCTTTTCCATAATCACTAATAAATAGATACGTACGGGTGTAGGTATATTAAGAGAACATTAAGTAATTATTAAGTCTTTAACCACTCATTAAGTTCCTGGGGTGTAGGTATGCGTACTTTACAGTTACATGTATTGCACGTTCAGTGGTATGACGTATCTGGTAGACGTCTGATAAATAGGACCTTATGGTCACAACTTCGTTGTATCTCTTCTAGCTCTTTGTTCAAATCTTTAATATTCTTTTTGATATCGTCTGCGCGTGTCATTGTATATCTCCGGTATATATAAGGTATGTTGTGGTAGGTACGGCTTGTAAGATGGTTTAAGGTTAGAGTAACTTGATTGCCGTGCATTGGAAGGCTCATATGTGAGCGTGTATATATACATATCATGTACCACTCTAAACAATGGGGCTATAGCACGAAAATCTTGCCTCGATAGACACACCGGTTACCCCCAACTCGACCAACCCAAACCCCTATGATTTACCTT